TTAGCAACGAACAATGTACCTTGGCGTTGGATCTGGTACTCAGACTCAGTAGCCAAGTCGAGCAACTTAACAGTACCGATAGCTTCCTTAGTACCTGCAAGGAATCCCTTAGCACCGCCAGAGGCAAGACCAGAGAAGTCACCGTTGTAGCCAGCACCGCTAGCACCGAACACATCATTGTTAGATGCACCGTCGTCAGTAGCAACAGCAGAAGCGTCACCAAGGTTGATAACACTGTCGAGGTGGTTGCTCTTGAAGAGGTTGATACCAGCGACCTGAGCGATCTTACCAGTTGCAACATTACCTACACCACCAGTGTCACGATTGATTGCAACGTTGTCGGAAGTAAGGAGAGTGTAGTACTGAGAAGGAGTCAGGATAGCGAAACGACCTTCGTCTGGAGCATCTTTCTCGTCAAGCGAGCGAGCAACAGCGTAGAGCGAGTCAACAAGACCAGCAGCAGTGTCAGTAGTAGCACCAGAGATGCTTGTACCACCATTACCACCGATAGGCGATGTACCACCAGCAGCAGCGAAGAGAGTCTTCATTGTTGCGATGTCGAAGCGCTTAGCAAGAGCCTTACCGAGTTCCTTAGCGTAGATGCTACGGACGTCGTAGTGGTTCTTAAGCTCATCGATATTGGCGATGAACGTCGAAGCAATCAGAACGTCATCGATGTTGATGGTACGCTCAGCGTGCTTGATGGTTGATAGGTAGCTGTTAGAGCTATCCACGATGTCTTCACCAACAGTGTGGTACTTAGCATCAGCAACACCTGTAACAGGGAACTGAGCTGTTTTACCAGACGAGATGGTGCGAACCATGTGGAGGTCTTTCATGATGTTCTGCTCCTCGAAGGTCGTCAGGATTTCTCCCGAGAACACTTTGAGGAAGAGTGCATTAGCATCTCCAGAACCGTTTACTTGTCCCAAACGGGACGGACTTGTATTAGCCATTATATTATTTCTATTTTTGAGTTAGTTTACTTAGAGTAGCGCCCAGAGTGGGGACTACAGTTGGGTGTTCTTTACTCACTTGGTTCACCGCTAGGTTATCCTCCTCGGAGGGCAAAGCTGTTACTTCTTGCGGATGGGAACGAAATTGGTTTATTTTTTCTTATCAGGAAAGCCCTTCTTCATACTTGAGTAAGAATTAGCGCTAACAGTAGATTTCTTTTTACTACGCGAGATGCCGAGTTTACGGCGACGATTAATGTTTTTGTATAAGCTCATAATAGTTTAGCATTTCCATCTTCTTAGTGCCAAAGCCTTACGTGTAGGGCGTCCTTTGGAATCCTTCATAGGGCCTTTGACGCCACCCATACGAGCACAAAAGGATTTCTTACGAGAGCCTCCTTGTGGCTGGGGTGCTTTTAGATTGGAGCCAGTCTTAGCATTGTAGTGCTTTCGCCCTTTAGCGGTAAGACCGCCTTTGGATGATTTATGCTCCTTGCGGAGACTGACGCCTTTTCTTTTCATTTAGATACTTTGTTATGATTGGGGTTGCCCTACTTCTGTAGGTATTCAAATTGATTTGCTTCTGGTCATTGATGGGATTCTCTACGCGCTTCCAAGCGCCACCTCCACCGTTCCAGATGAACAGCATGTGGTCAGCCGTAGGTGTAACACCAGAGGCTTGTATGTGCTTCGCGTAGTGCTTCAGAACAGCATAGGCGACCATCTCCCCGAACACGGGGTCAAATACGTCCGTATGGGAGGCTTTAGAACCAGTAATACGGTTGTAATCATCTACCATTACCTTGTGGATCTGGTAGTGCCCATAAGCAGCCCCGTTGTCGCCCACTACTGTGTGAGGACTATCAGGGTAGACTTCCCACTGAGGGATTAACTTAACGAAGTCTTTAAGGGTTATTGAAGGAGTGGCTGGACAACACCCAGCAACTAGCAACAACAGGACTGCAATTTTATAGATCAAGTTAGCGAACCTGTGACGATCCGAAGTAGAAGCCTACGATAGCAAGCATTGCTTGACGGACTTCAGGTAAGAGAACAAACCCTTGTAGGGATTCCCAGCTACCAGCACCAAAGCCGATAAGACTAAAGATGCCTCCGAGTCCTTCTTTCTCAACAGTCACGGGAGTGCCGATTAACGAAAGGATAAAGGGAGCCACGATAACAGCAAACAGGATGAAGAATACGAACACACGTCGAATCCACACACCACCACGAGTTGCTGCTTTATCGGCAGACTCATCGGCAAATGTTTGTTTTTGAAGAAGCATCTCGAAGTTACGAGTTTGAGCTTCTGCTTGAGCGGCGATCATTTTCATTACGAAGCCTGACACACCGCCACCGAGCATTGCTATAAGTTCAATAGGCATAATATTAATTTACTTTATTGGTTAAAAGATTGAGGAAACAGCCATCCGCTTCTCTACGTTTTCACGGTAAGCTGGATCATTGGCGTAACGAGGATCACGCATAGCTTCTGTAACTTGTGCTGTAGAACCAAATGGCTTTACACCAGAGTCACCCGAAGTTGATCCTTGGACGAGGGCAGGGCCTTTGCCGCCAGCAGCTAGGAACTGAGCATACAGTCCTTTAACAGCTACACGAGCTTGCTCTACTGATTGTCCTTCTACGATAGCGTTAAAGGCATCAAGGTCGCCATCAGCAAGGTTCTCACCAGCCCACTCAGCCATTGCCTCGTAGTTACCAGCACCACCAATAGACTCTTGGATGGTAGCAGCTTGCTGTACTGACATAGCTTGTTGACCAGCAATGTATTGCTCTACGAACGAACGAGGTAGCCCTGCTTTCTCAAGAGCATCAAAGGCTTTGTCGGACAACTCGCCATTCTCAGCAAACTCACTACGAGCATCTTCAATAGCACCTGTGGTTGCCTCTGGAGCTGAGGTCTCTTCTGTTGTAGCTTTCTTCTCAGCCTTTGGCTTGGACATCTTCTGTTGGAGAGCTTTGTAAGCCTTAGCCATCTCTTCAGGGCTCTCAAACTTCTCATCGAGCCACTCAGGGCGTTCTTCTTCAGCAGGCTCTTCGTCTACTTTGAGCTGCTCTTCGATAGTTTCCTTGCCCTCTTTCGGGTCTGCTTCAAGCGTCTGGTTACGCTGGTTAGCTGCTTCTTCTTGCATAGCAGCTTGTGTTTCGAGGGAGATATTCTCTTCCTCATTTACTTCATTGATCTGTACTTGATGTAGGTCAGCCATATTCTAGTTTATTATTCCTCTACGGGAGCTTGTTCTTGTTGTACTTTCGCTTGGTCAGAAATAGCTTTGATACCACTTGGGCCTAGCTTCTCTGCCATCTGCATTTGTTGGGCTTGTTGGGCTTCTTGAGCCATTTGTTCTTCGCCTTTAACTAATCCATCAGTCTTAATACCAAGGGATGTAGCACGACGTTTAAAGTATTCTCCGACGTTCACATATTGAGCTACAGCTTCAGGGCCTACTACTTGAGCAGCACCAGCTAGGAACATATCCAGCTTCTGTAGATCGTGACCACGACCAAGGGCTTCAACACCTGTGATAATAACAGGATTGATGATGTCCTTAGGTAGCTTAGGAAGCTTCTTCTTCTTACGCATGACTTCCATCAAGCGATTCACCATAGGCATCTGAAGTTCCACTGAGAGTAACGAGTAAAGACCACCGATAGCAGTCTCTA